AAGGATGCAGTTCTCATGTTCTATGATTCGGAGTTTGGATCACCTCAATCATACTTTGAGAGTTTCGGCATTGACACATCTCGTGTATTACATACACCTGTTACCAATATTGAAGAACTCAAATTCGATCTTGTACATCAGCTTACTGAAATTGATCGTAAGGACAAAGTGATGGTAGTGATTGATTCTATTGGCAATATTGCATCGAAGAAAGAAATTGATGATGCTGAGAATATGAAATCGGTTGCTGATATGACTCGAGCTAAGGCTCTTAAAGGTCTATTCCGCATGATTACACCATTCTTGACTCTTAAAGATATTCCTCTATTGGCAGTCAATCACACGTATCAAACACAAGAGATGTTCTCAAAGGCAGTTGTGTCTGGTGGAACTGGTGTTATGTACAGTGCAAACGATGTGTGGATCATCGGTCGCCGCCAAGATAAGACAGGTACCGAAGTGCAGGGCTATCACTTCATTATTAATATTGAGAAGTCTCGCTTTGTGAAGGAGAAGTCTAAGATTCCAATTAGCGTAAGTTGGAATGGAGGTATCGAGAAGTGGTCGGGCCTATTAGATCTTGCTCTTGAAACTGGTTACGTTGTTAAACCTAAGAATGGTTGGTATATGGCAATGAATCCAGCGACAAAGGAAGAATTGAGTGGAAACCTTCGTGCTGCACAAACAATGACTGAAGAGTTTTGGACAAAGATCTTTGATAAGACAGACTTTGAAAAGGCTATTGAGAAACGATATAAGGTTGCTCATGTTTCTATGCTTGAAGAACTTCGCACTAAAGATGAAACACTTACAAAGGAGGTTGTTGAAGATGGAGATTCCTAAGTACACAATGGTTGAAAAAGAAGACGTAGATTACTTCGGCTTCAAGATTCAAGAGGGTGAATATAAGGATGTTGTATATTTCTATGGTGAAGTGAAGATCGAAGAAAATGAAGAAGAGGACAACGCAGTCCTCAACTTCAATTATAAGATTGACAATGGGAATGAACAGTATAGTATAGAACAATTAGAAGACTCTGTTAAGTTCAATGACTTAATGGGTGATATCCTAGCAACCATATTAGATACCAAAAATACAGAGAATGACAAAGGACTTACAGACGATAATTCTTAATAACTTAATATACAATGAAAACTTCACAAGAAAATCATTACCCCACTTAAAGGCTGAATACTTTGAGAAGTTTAATGCACCTGTATATAAGTTAATATTATCTTTTATAAGTACATACAATAAACTGCCTAATTCTGCGGCTCTAGAGATAGAGTTTCAGAATTCGGATCATGTTTCTCGAAATGATGCGAATGAGGTCCTATCCCTCATTCGTGCGCTGGACAAAGAAGAGAAGGTTGATGACACGTGGCTGATTGACTCAACCGAGAAGTGGTGTAAAGATCGCGCCGTTTATCTTGCTATCATGGAATCCATTGAGATCATTGATGGTAAGAAGAGTGATAAATCTGAAGGTGCCATCCCCGAAATCCTATCTGATGCACTTGGTGTTTCGTTTGATTCAAACGTTGGACACGATTATATCGAAAACTCTGATGAGCGATTTGCTTTCTATCATAAGAAAGAAAACAAGATGCCATTTGATATTGAGATGCTCAACACCATTACAAAGGGTGGTGTTGGTCGAAAGACATTAAACATCATTCTTGCTGGCACAGGCGTTGGCAAGAGTTTGGCGATGTGCCACTTCGCCGCTGCTGCTCTTACCGAGGGCAAGAGTGTCCTCTACATCACATTGGAAATGGCGGAAGAGAAGATCGCTGAACGTATCGATGCAAACTTATTTGATGTTGATATTGGAGATATTGAGAATATGCCCAAGGAGTTGTTTGATACCAAGGTGAAAAAGATTCAATCTAAGACTCAAGGGAAGTTAATCGTTAAGGAATATCCGACTGCTGTGGCGCATGCTGGACACTTCCGTGCTCTTCTAGAAGAGTTAAAGATGAAGAAAGATTTCAAACCTGATGTCATCTTCATTGATTATCTTAACATCGCAGCATCTTCACGAATGAAAGGTCTCGGAGGTTCAATCAACTCATACTCATATGTCAAGGCTATTGCCGAAGAACTTCGAGGCATCGCTGTTGAATTCAACGTACCAATCTGGTCTGCAACTCAGGTTACACGAACAGGATTCGGCAATTCTGATGTTGAGATTACAGATACTTCAGAATCATTCGGCTTGCCAGCAACTTGTGATTTAATGATCGCACTAATCTCAACAGAACAGCTTGAAGGTATGAATCAACTCATGGTGAAACAACTTAAGAATCGATATAATGACCCAACACAAAATAAAAGATTCGTTGTTGGAATTGATCGAGCCAAGATGAGATTGTATGATGTTGAAACTTCTGCTCAGAATCTATCAGGTGATGGATCATCTAATTCCACATCCACACAGTCTGATACAGACTTCTCAACATTCAAGATTTAATATGATTACAATATCGATAAGCGGTGCGACTAAGTCTGTGAGAGAGGAGATTGAGAGTGCCTTCTTCTTCTATGTTAATAGACTTATGCCAAGACTGAAAACACTTGAAGTGGATGTAAAGTTCATAAGAAACTTGGCTGGAAAGGAATGTCTTTACGGCGACTGTGCATGGAATGATAAAAACCATCAACCAAGGGATTTTACGATCAGACTTGATTCTGCGATAGATCTAGATTCGATTCACGATACCTTTGCTCATGAAATGATTCACGTGAAACAGTATGTGAGGGGTGAGCTAGTCGATTTGATTCGAACTCCAACTGCCTGTAAATGGATGGGAGAAACAGTTGACTGGACTAAGTTAGAGGATAATGAGCCTTGGGAAGTAGAGACATATGAGAGATCAAATACCTTATATGAAGAGTGGAAATGTTATAAATAGTATAAACAAAACACTAACAATAATTTATGGGATACATGCAATCATTTAAAGAGTTTATAGTAGAAGCTGTAGGATTAGGGCCTTCGGAGTTGAAGAAAACCGCCACGGCTGGTCCATATAAGGATCAGGAGCGAACTGATATCCTCGCTGATCTTATCAAAAAACAAACACCATTGGAACTCATTAAGGGCAAGGATATCATCATTGCCAATGTTCCAGAGACATTGGAGAGGATCGAACAGTTTAAAAAGGATGGTAAAACCTTTGAAATGACGGGTGTTAATGGTCGCACCATCACATCCTCCATGTTGAATAAATCCAAATACTTTGGTGGCGGCGCAGGGGCAGGTGGCGGAACAACGCAGACAGCAATTGGCGAATCTGCACAATGCGTATGGATGGCTGCAATGTTGGAAATTGGATCTGCTATGCCGATTGAAAGTTTCACTGATAAAGTTCTTACTAAAGCGTTTAAGTCTGTAAGTGTCGGAGGCACAAGTCTTAAGCAAATCCTTGCTATTGATGATGGTTGGAAAATGTCATCTTATCTAACCGCACAGTATGCTATGGACAATGATATCATTGAAAGAGGGATGTTCTTCCATCGCGATGATAAATTCATGAAGGCAATTTATGCCGCTAAGAATACTGCGTTTAAGAATAACGGATTTAAACCACTTCCAGATGACAAGTGGAATCCTGGCGATATTTGGGCTGAAGAAAAAGGTTTCAATATCAATGAACTTGATACATCTAGCTTAGAGGGCCTCAATAATGATATTTTAGATCTATATCTTCAACAAAGACTAGTTGGTATTTCATTGAAAAAGGTGTCCAGGTCTGTTACCAGTGTTGAGAAGAATGTTGAGAGACCACCACTAACAAGTGATCATAAATTTTCTGCGGGGCGCATCAAGTCTGTATCAAAAGGTGAATGGTATACAACCAAATCTAACTTTGTAGACTTTCAAGGTGGCTGGATGTCATTGAGTGCAAATAAGGCCTTTGGCTCACACAAAGTGGAGATTAAAGGTAAAGGTGCACGCGGCGGTGGTGCATCTTGGGGAGTAATGCAAGATGCGGCTCAACGAGTCTATGGAGGTAAGAAACTACCTAAGAATTCTGATATGGCCAAGGAGGCCAAGTTGATCGCGGCTGGTGATAAAAAGGCTGTCAATAATTTCACATCGATGCTCCAGAAGTTTGATAAGACAATTTCATCTGAACAGGTCGTTGAAGAACTTGGAAAAATGAAAAGTAAGGCAGCCGCAGTGTGGATTCATGGAAAACTTGGTGGATTACATATTCTCACTTTGATCCACCAAGGTGGCACAAAGGCGGATCAGTTTGTTACACAGATTGTTAATTACGCAGGTAGTTCAACATCAGATTCTAGTGCATACATAAAGTTAACCGAAAAATAATGAGTCAGTTGGAAACAGCCCTACGATTCCACAGAGAGAATCAAATCCCATTAGCATATAACATTTTCCGACCACACTCGGAGAATTACTATAAGCTATTTGAATATGCTAGACAGATGAAAGAATCTGCATTAAATCCATTGAATGAGTTTGATGAATATCTTTTATCAACAGATATCGGTAAACTTGCAATGTATGAAGGTGTGGAAGTTCCCTTAGATCATCCATTGATTGAAGCAGAATATAAAGGTGATGAAGTCGAATTGAATAAACCAAAACGTGGCGGCAAAAAGAAGTTCTACGTTTATGTTAAGAATGATAAAGGTAATGTAATCAAGGTTCAGTTTGGTGATACATCTGGTCTTAAGGCTAAGATCGATGATCCCGAAGCCCGCAAATCTTTCGCGGCTAGACACCAATGTCATTTAAAGAAAGATAAAACAAAAGCTGGCTACTGGTCATGCAATCTCCCACGATATGCCGCAGAACTTGGTTTAAAAGGCGGCGGCAACTTTTTTTGGTAATATGAGTAAACCATACACAGATAAAACAGAAGGTAAACTAAAGATTCGTACATTTGAATCTAACATTGAATCGGATGAATTGGTTTGGCACCGTGATCGAGTAGATCGTGTTATTACAGTACTAGAAGGTGATGGATGGATGTTTCAAATGGATAATGAAGTTCCTCAACTATTAGAGGCTGGAGATATTCTTAATGTATCCAAAATGGCTTATCATAGAATCTATAAGGCAGGAACAACTCCACTCAAAATCGAAATAGATGAATCAATGAAAACATTTAAAACATTTTGTGAAGAGACTGAATTAGAAGAAGGATATGCTATTGACACCACACCTTGGCAATTCTCACATAAAGGACAGAGTCCCAAAGGAGAAGGAAACTGGTCATTTGATTATACAGCATCTATTTCTGATGGTATTGTAAGTGCCTTAGACACAGACACGTTCGTCGCTAAAGCACAATCATCATATAAGGATGCACTAAAACAGTTGACCAAATTCTTGAAAAGAAATTTAAGAGTTAAACCTAAAGATATTAAGATCAAACTTGCACCATAGTGGAATCATTTAAGACATACATAACTGAAGTTACAGCCGAACCATACGACTATGATTGGGATACATTCACATTTGAAATGGGTGAAGGTGATTTCACAACAGTGAATGGTAGGATAATCAATTATAGTATCGAGCACGCTGAAAATACGGTGTTAAGAACTGCAGATGATTTGGAAGCTCATGAAATAACATTTGCTGTATCAACAGGATATAGAGACACAACTGATAAGACAGATACTGGTAATCCATTCAGAGTGTTTATGACTGTGAAGAAAATGACAGATGAGTATATGAAGAAGTATGGCGACAAGATTAAAATGGTCACATTCTCTGCTGCTAAAACAGATGAAAAAGATCTTGGTCGAGCTAAGCTATACACACGATTTGCAAAACAGTGGCCAAAACTATATTCGAAACAAGATTGGATTATGTATTCACAGAATAAAGGTGTCGAAGGAACTTACTTCTACGCTGTAAACCAAAAAGTTGTCACAGCTATTGAGACAGACATAATCGATAAGTCAAAACTGAAAAAACTTTAATGAAAACATTTAAAACATATCTATCCGAAGCTTCCAAAGCTGGTAAGAATACTCACATGCAACATCTTGAGGATGCAGTCATTTATGGCGGTGTCAAAGGAACGAGAGAAGCGATCTTTGCTCTCCGCTCTTTAAGAGATATGCTAGCAGGAAATAGTAATTCTTCAACTGATGTGACAGTCAAATGGGATGGAGCACCTGCAGTTTTCGCTGGCATCGATCCAGAAGATGGCCAATTCTTTGTTGCTAAGAAAGGTATCTTCAATAAAGATCCTAAGGTATATAAGTCAGAAGCTGAAGTAAGAGCTGACACATCTGGCGATCTTGCAGAAAAGCTAGTGATCGCATTTAATGAATTGAAAGATCTTGGTATTAAAGACGTGATTCAAGGTGATATTATGTTTACTAAAGGTGACCTAGGTAATGAATCAATCGAGGGTGAGAAGTATATCACCTTTCAGCCTAACACCATTGTTTATGCGGTACCCGCAAAATCAGCACTTGCCAAAACTATACAAAAGGCAAATCTAGGAGTTGTATGGCATACTACATATACAGGAAAAGACTTTGAATCAATGAAAGCATC